ATAGGTGTGTTTTATTTTATCTTGTAAATCGTTTGAAGGAACAGGCCAATCATTTTCTAAACTTTTCATATTTGCATTACACAAGAAAAAAGTCCAGTAATAAATTGGTGTGTTATATAATTTTTGTGATACGTGATCTGGCCTTTCGCCTTCTTGAATATCATAAAATCTATAAAAGGTAATATCGTCTTTAAACTCAGTTACTAGTTTTGCAAATCTAAATGTATCAACAATTTGTCTTGTTTGTCCATTAGCATCTAAATCATACTGAATTTTTGGAAAGAACTTAAAGTATTTCATTTTAATCTCCTGGCAAACGGCCGTCATCTTCCGGTGCTACAGCTGGCGGCGGGGCAGTTGCTGGACTAGTACTATTAGTGGCTCCAGATCCACCTCCATCAAGAGCGGCTATACTTTCTCTTGTTTGAATTTCTGCTTCTTGGAATGTCATTGTTAGGTCAATTTCAACTGGTCTTCCACCTCTAAAGAATGCCGGTCCAGATGAACCATAAGTGGTACTAACGGCCGTGCAATATGCTTTTGCAAACTGAATCATTTGAGCTTTACCACCGCCTCTAGTAACAAAGTCAATTTGGAATATATCAGGAAAAGCAAATGCAAATTGTCTTCCAGAATTACCAACACTAGGATAAGCGTGTTGTCTCATCTTATTAATCATAGCAAAAACAGTTTCTGATTCCTGAGCATTAGTAGGCATAAGCTTCCATGTAAGAGATAGTTGTCTCATAGCAGGAGACTTAAATAACATTTCAGTTCTAGGGTTTCTTGCAACACCACTTCTAAGTCTAACTTGTTGAGCAACTCCAGCTCTTTTTCCTAAACTAGAAGCGCCTGCAGCAAATAGACCACCTGCAAAATTTTGCGCCATTTCAATGTTATTAATATCTCTACCTGCAGCTGTAGCGTTATCAACTGCGTCAAAAACAGCAGAAGCTATGATACCCATTTCTTGGTTGTCATAAGCAAAGCCATCAGAAAACTGAATACTAGCTGGTGCATATAAGTATATTGTAGCAAGGACACCTTCAGTAGTATCTACTAGCTGTTTATTTGCTAATTGATTTGCTGTATCAGTTAACATGCCCTGAGCTTCAGTTGCTTTATCGCCACCTTCAGCTGCTTCAGTTGTAGTTTTGGCAGACTTTTTAACAATTTGTAGACCGCCACCATCTTCTAGTGCTTGACCAAGAGCGTTGAATCTTTTGTATATAGATATTCTTGTCTGCACAGGATGTTTTTCACTGAGGTTACCAGGATATCGAAATTGAGCCATGATTTTTAACCTAACTATTAAATTTATCTACTGTTATTTATATGACTTATAAAGGCCGTTACAAGGTAAAAAATATTGGAAAGTATAAGGGAAACCATAAAGAAGTGGTTTATAGATCGTCATGGGAACGTGCAGTCTTTCGTTTTCTTGATGGTAACGATGGAGTAAGTGAATGGAGCTCAGAAGAGTATGTAATTCCCTATCGTTGTTCCACAGACAAAAGAGTTCACCGTTACTTTGTTGATATTTATTTCAAAGATGCACAGGGACAAAAATGGTTGGTTGAAATAAAACCTAAGAAACAAACAGTCCCGCCAGCAAAACCAAAAAGAAAAACTAAAAGATATTTGAATGAGGTATTGACCTATATGAAAAATGAATCCAAATGGAAAGCTGCAAATAATTGGTGTGTTGAAAGAGGATACAAATTTGCAATATGGCATGAGGATACTTTGAAAAAATTAGGCATCAAAATCCTCCGTGGATAGAGTATAAATAACAGTATGGCTGAATCATTTTTTGACAGATTGCAAGTACAAGCGTTTAGAGCTGGAATCCAGATTCGCACAGATGACTCTATGGACTGGTTTCGTGACAAACTTCGCAATATGAGAAATATTAACAGACAACAACTAATAAAAGATGAGCGCTTAGAAAGAGTTACACGTCCTCGCATGGGTGACATGTATATGTTTTTCTACGATCCAAAGCACAAAGAGACACTTCCATACTATGATACTTTTCCCCTTATCATTATGGTTGAAAGAGCACCAGGTGGGTTTTACGGTTTGAACCTACACTATTTGCCACCAGTTCTTAGAGCAAAATTATTCGATGCGCTTACATTGACCAACGACAAATACGATGAAACAACAAGGTTTAGAGCAAGATACCGTGTACTTTCAAGTGTAAGAAAATTGCGATTATATAAGCCATGTTTCAAACATTATCTTACCGCTCATGTAGAATCACGAATAGCGAAGGTTCAGCCAAGTGAGTGGGAGATTGCGATGTTTATGCAGACACAGAGATTTAAGAAGTCTACTGCAACTAATGTTTATCGCGAGTCTAGAAGAGCTATAAGGAGCGCATAATGGCATTACCAGCTAGTGTTGATACCCTTCGAGGTACTCTTGGTAAAAGAGGTGGAGTTGCAAAAGCAAATAGGTTTTCAATCTATATGCCTTTGCCAATCTTATCAATTAATCCAGGAGCTATTTTAACTAACATAGCATCAGGTAACGGATTTAATCCTATGTCTCTTTTGAATGATCCAAGAGATATGTCATTGCTTTGCGAATCTTGCAGTTTGCCAGGAAGACAAATTGCTACGGCTGAACATATGACAAGATTGAAAGCCATTAAGAAACCGTATGGTTATATCAATGACGATGTATCCTTTACGTTTTTACTTACTGGTGATTATTATATTAAACAGGTCTTTGACGATTGGACCAACAAAACAATCGACTTCGACAGAGGCATAGTTAACTATAAAGATGACTGTGTGTCTGACGTAACAATTCAACAACTAGGACCAGACAACATACCAATATATACATGTACGCTTCAAAATGCGTTTCCTGTTACGGTATCGGCTGTGGAACTAGCAAATACAAGTGAAAATACTATATCCAGAGTAACTGTTACTATGGCGTATGACGAATGGAGTGATGGAGCAAGCTTGGCCGGTACAGTGCTAGGTATTGTTGCAAATAAATTACTTGGTTAACATAAGGAGTGAATGATGGCACTGCCACAACTAAATACTGTAAATTACGATATGGTGATCCCTTCAACGGGTCAACAAGTTAAATATCGTCCTTTCGTAGTACGAGAGGAAAAAGTTTTGCTTACCAGTCTTGAATCTGGTGATGCACAACAAATAACAAATGCAATGAGAGACATTGTAGAAGTTTGTACGTTTAAAGAAGTAAATGTTAAACAGCTTGCAATGTTTGATTTAGAATATATTTTTCTAAAACTCAGAGCAAAATCTGTAGGTGAAAACGCTGATATTGTAGTTAAGTGTACAGATGAAAATTGTAAAGCTGATAATGCTGTACGAGTTAATTTAGATTTAGTAGAACTTAAAGGTGATCCTAAAGCTGAATCTACTATTCAATTAACAGATTCTGTTGGTGTTAGTATTAAATATCCAACAGTTGAAAGAACAGAACAAGTGATGAGAGGAATTAAAGCAGAAAGTCAAATTGATTTGATACTTGGTCTCATGGTTGCTTCTATCCAATCAGTACACGATGCAGAAAAGGTTTATCCTTCTACAGATTCTACACCACAGGAATTAATGGACTTTATTGAGTCACTAAATAAAGAGCAATTTAATAAGTTTGAAACTTTTTTTGAACAGTTTCCTAAACTAAAAGAAGATATTGAATTTACTTGTGAAAAATGCGGTAAAGAAAATAAAATGACGTTGGAGGGCCTAAACGATTTTTTCGGATAGCTCTCTCCCATTTGAACTTGGAGAGCATGTTTAAGACCAACTTCGCTATGATGCAACATCATAATTACTCTTTGACTGAAATTGAAAACATGTTACCTTGGGAGAGAGATATTTACGTAGCCCTGTTAACACAATATGTTGAAGAGCAAAATGATCAAATGGCAAAACAGCAAGCAGCAGCGAGGAGAAGGTAATGGCAGCTAAAAAATTGGAAATTGATTCCAAATATGCCCATTTAGATACAGATGGGGATGGAATTGTTAGTGATGAGGAGATGATGAGAGAAGAAAGAATGATTGAGCTGGCTGATAAGCGCAGCGATATGGAAAATGAAGATAAGAAACAAGATGCCCAAAGAAATATGGCATGGTTTGCATTAGGTGGAATGTTACTATATCCAGCCTTTGTTATCCTTGCGACTCTTATTGGGCTAGATCAAGCAGCAAAAATTCTAGGAGATATGGCTGCAGTCTACTTTGTATCAGTTGCGGCTATTGTGGCTGCATTCTATGGCAAAGAGGCTATTGCAGCTAAGAAATAAAGGTGTAATAATGTTTAGTAAAAAATGTAAGGAACATCTAAAAGACGTAAACGAGACTGGTTTACAACATATGTTTCATGCTCTAAAAGTAGCAGGTACTCTACAGCTTTTAGTTCCGGTACTTATTATCCACAGTATCACCCCTTGCTTTTTTACTAAGACAGCTAGTGACACTATGAAAAGAATACTGGAGAATAGATAATGGCTGAACTATCAGATCTAATTACCGAATTAAAAGAAGGTAATAAAAATAATCAAGCTCAGTTAACAGCTATGGGAAATGACTCAAGGAACTCAAGACGCCATCTTCTTGAGATGAAAAAGTCTATCTTTGGTTTAGCCGAAAACATACAAAGAATGGCTGATATTCCTCCTCCACCTCCTGGCCCAACTGAAGGTGAACAAATAGAACAAAGAAGAGAAGATAGAGGCTTTGCTGAAAAACAATTAGCAGCTCTTGAAAAAATTGCTAATGGAATAACAGGACAAAAAGCTCAATCTGGTAGTCAAGGTGGTGGTAAAGGTCTTGGTGGTCTTCTTAGTGGACTAGCCGGAGGACTTGGTATTGGTGCTTTTGCTGCAGCAGCACTTAAAGGCGCCGCTGGTCTAGTAGCTATGGGTGTAGCTATTCCAGCATTCTTTGGTGGTCTATTAGCTGGTGATAAAGCCTTAGAATTTATGAAAACTTTTGGTGCTGATTTTAATTACTCAAGTCTAAAAGCAGCAGCCCTTGGTTTTTCTGAAATGATTATGTCTATGGACGTTAAAGCTTTTGCAGTACTTGGTACTATTATGGCAGTAAGTGCTGTTGGAGGTACTAAAGCTGCTAAAGGTCTTGGAGTTATGGGTATTGCCATTGCTTCTTTCCTTGGTGGTCTATTAGTTGGCGATGCTGCTATTGGTGCTGGTTCAAGTATGGGTTGGTTAGATCTAAACTTCTCATCTTTAAAAGCTGCAATGACTGGATTTTCTAATGTGATCTTAGAACTATCTCCAGAGGCTGCAACAGTTTTGGGTGCACTTGCTGTAGCTGGAGCTGCTGGTGGAATATTTGGTAGGAAACCAACGGACATGGGACTTGGAATGGCTGCTATCGGTGCAGGTATTTCTGGTATGTTTATAGGTCTTGCCGTTGGAGACAAAGCTCTTGGTTGGTTAAACTCTGATTTTGGTGCCATAGCAACTGCAATGTCTGGTTTTGATAAAGCAGTTAAGAATTTAAGTGTTGAGTCTATTGTTGCACTCGGTGCCTTACTTGGTGTTGGTATGGCTATTGGTAAACTTACTGACGAAAAGACA